CCGCGCGGGGGGCGCGCGGGGCCTGCCAAGGGCGCCGCCAATAAAGTGGAGGCGACGACTGCCGTCACCGCTGCAGCAAGTAAGACCTTCGCCGCCCACGCGGGTATCCCCTTTGTCGGCATCGCCCTCGGCGCGGGTATGGTTGCCGCGATGCTTGCCGCGATGCTGACCATCCCCAAATTTGCAGACGGCGGTATCGCCTACGGTCCCACGCTCGGGCTATTTGGGGAGTACGCGGGGGCAAGCCACAACCCCGAGGTGGTAGCCCCACTTGACAAGCTGCGCAGCCTCATCACACCGCAAGGCGGTGCAGGCGGCAGGGTGGAGTTCCGCATCGAGGGGCGCCATCTGGTGGGAGTACTTAACAAAGAGAGCCGCCACCACTCTCGCAACTACTAGCACATGGCAAAAACAATCATACACACCGGGCAATTTATGAGCATCTCGGGCGTGCTGTACCGCGTCGATATTTGGCGCGATAACGGCATAGCCGGGTGGTGGCCCGAGAGCTATGGCGGCACTGCATCCCAAGCCCCGCCGGCAACCGCAAAAGAGCTCCGATTTGAGGCCGACGAACCGCTGGTGCTCGAGTGGGCGGAGACACCCAAAGAAGCACCGCTATGTGGCAGCACCGCCACACTCAACATAGAGAGCCCGGGAGACCGCACCTATATAGACCTCTACACGATTAAGGCGGGGGCGGTGGGGCTCGATGTGTACCGCGATGGGGCGCTATATTGGGTGGGCACTTTAGACCCCGAGAGCTACGAGGAACCCTATGAGCGTGCGGACCTATACCGCGTGACTCTCACATTTAGCGACTTCGGCGCGCTTGACCGACAGCTGTACAACCCAACAAGCAGCAGCGCCGTGACGTTGTGGCAGCTCCTCCAACAATCTGCCACCGCTGCAGGCCTCGCTCACTTGCCCATCGATGGCAGTTTGACAAGCCTAACTCTGCCGGATGGCTACAACGTACTCGACCAGCTCGCGTGTCGTCCCGATAATTTCCGCGACGAGGATGGTAAGGCACAGAGTTATCGCGAGGCACTCGAGACGATGCTGCAGCCCTGCGGGCTCAAGCTCATGCAGCGTGCGGGGCGTCTATGGCTGCATGACCTGCATGGGCTCGCCACCAGTAAGCCCGCAGAGCTTGTGTGGAGTGGCGCGACGCAGACCCTCGGTGTGGACAAGGTCGCTAACAGCGTGGTACTCAATTTTTCGCCTTATGCACAGAGCAAACTACTAGACTCTAGCGACCTCACCTACCCCCACCGTGTTAGCCTCTCCGTGGCAAAGCCCTACAGCCAAGGCAGCGACAACGCGTGGGTGTACTACTCAGACAGAGCAGCGCAGCGCGCCCAAATCGGTGAGCTCCGCGGGCGCGGCATCCCGTTCGAGGTGTGGGACGAGGAGAGCATCGCGCGGGAGGCTGAGTTTGTTTTTGCGCAGTCTGGCAAGCGGTTTAAGATATTGCCGCTAAAGGGAGGCGGTGGTGAGGCGACGGGCATCGTGGTGAGAGCCTCGCCAGATGTACGCACCACCACCCGCCCTTACTCAGAGACCGCCGAAGTCTTGGGCACAAAGCCCGAGCGCGTAGCCTACACCACCCGCCGCGTATACCTGCCGCGCATTGAGAGTCACTATGACGTATTTTTGCGGCTCAAGATGGAGGCACTTATGGATGTGAGGTACAACCCATTCGCCGAGTCGCCCGACGCTAAGGACTACACAGACGACAACAACGACCGCCCCATCTACAATCAAGCCCGCGTGGGCTCAGCGTGGTGCTTTGTCCCTGTGGCCGTCAAATTGTACGCAAACAAGGACGACCACACACCCGCGGCGCACTATGACAATGCCTCAGCTGCTTATTTTTACACCAGCAACCCCTTGAGCCGCGGGTGGCAACTATCTGGCGAGTATTACGACGGATGGAAACAAGGCTCACCCGATGGGTGGCGCGCGTGGCTGGCTTATTACCCCGACCCCGACCAGATACGCGAGGACTCCGCACTGCTGCATGGATGGGCTACCAACCGCCCCAACATAGGGCGAGCCGACAAGGGCGGGCGCACCTACGTCAATGAGGGCGACCAGCGGCTGGAAAGAGAGTGGGACTACGACGGCGATAAGGGCAAGGCACTATACAAGTGGCTGCAAAAAATCTCGGGCGAGCTCATACCTTACCCCGCGGATGGCGGATGGCTAGAGATAACCATCGGCTCGGGCATAGTCATACACGACTACAAGTACGGCGGAGGGGCTAATGACGGCGACGCCGCAGACACCAACGGCGAGCGGAGCTTTTTCAACTCTAAGTATTGGCGCAGCCACGGGCTATACGACAAAATGCAGTGGCTATTATATAAGGCGCCCGAGGTGAGCATTGTGCGCGCGTGGGGTAATTACGACACTATCGAGGTGGACGACGTCGAAATACGCGCCACACTGCACCCCGACGCGCGCGAAGAGCTCAAGATAGACCTCAAGTGCGGCACGCTGCCCGACTCAGAAGGGGAAGCAGTCGCCCGCGGCATCTACCTACAAGGCCAAAGCGGCAAGCCCCTCCGACAGCTACGGCGTGGAGGCATCACCGACACCCCCGAGAGACTGCTTATTAACAGCCTATACTCGCAATACGCTACAAGGCACACCAAGCTGACGGGCGAAGCCTATATGGACCCCGCGGGGCTACGTGTCTACAGAGAGCAAAATCAAGGCCGCCGGCTATTTATGACCGCCGCAACCCGTCAAGATCTCTACATGGATTGCGGGGACGTCACTGCGATAGAGATAACCCCCGACAAGTACACAGCACTAGACAACTAACACTACGTAAGATGGACAAAAATATATACAGCGTCAGCACCCACCGCAAGCCCCCTAAGCCTCGCAGCGCTGACCGGCAGGCAACAAGTACGGGCACAGCGCCCACGGCGGCAGCCTACGACCCCACGATCACCCCCTCGCACGTGGCGAGCGCTAACCACGCAGCCACAGCAGACCATGCAACTACTGCGGAGCAATCCAAGCACGCCACCACGGCAGACCTTGCAACGACAGCGGAGAGAGCCAACGCAGCCAAGAGCGCAGAGCGAGCCTATCAAGCGGGCAAAGCAGACACTGCGGCGGCACTACAAACCGACACGTACGCCCGCGGCACCCGCGGCGGCAAGATAGACGCCAACGGCGCGGCGGAGCTCGAGAGCCTCAGCGTGCGCGGCAGCCTCAGCGTTGCGGAATTGCTCATCAACCGACTCAGTGCGATAGAGGGCGACACCGTGCTCACCGAGAGCGGCGTGATTGACCAAGTAGAGAAACGGGGGCACAGCACTTACCGGCTGCACCTCCGCAAGAGATGGGACGGAGATACTCACGCTTTCGACGCGGGCGACATCCTGCGCGGGGTGTACAACAACACCGCCGCCGCGACCATAGGGCAGGCGACTAACGGCGTCGGCGTGCTCACTAGCTGGCTGAGAGTAACTGCGCGCGCAAATAGCTACGTGGACGCGGAGAGCTATACCGACGCAGAGACCCCCGAGGGACGCAACAACGCTCCGCTTGCTGGCATGAGGCTCGCCCGATGGGGCAACACCACCAACCCCGCGCGACAAGGCTGCATCTATCTCTCTGCAACCATTGGAGCAATACACCAACTGCGCGGCGTCACAAAGCCGATACTAACCCCTAACAACTACGCCACAACGTGGGGAAGGCTGCCCGACTTTGCACGTGCGCTGCTCGGTGGCGGTGTCACTGCCGATGATAGTTATCTATACGCCCGCGGCATAGTTGTCGAGGACCTTTTGCGACTCGACAAAAATAATGCGCTAGTACCTTTCAAGGGAGAACCCGGAGAACCCGGAAAGCCCGGTAAAGATGGCGTGACGCCTATGCCTAACCTGCTCAGAGAGGCAGACCTGCCAAGCAACCCAACCGCGTGGAAATTCAACCTAGACCCCTCCCGCGTATCAAAGCACGAGCCAAGCGTGGTGCCCCCCGTGACGGGCGCTGCGGTGTGGTCACTATTTAGTGGGCTCGGTGGCGGGTATGCGGAGCTGTCGCAAGAGGTGCAAGTTATCGCAGGGCAGAGCTACACGCTATCCGTGTACGCTAAGGGGGCAAGCTGCGGCTGGCTTATCGGGTACCCCATCGGTGAGCACTTTGCACTCAGCGGAGCGACGCCATTGGAGGGGGACAGCAACAACGCACACGGCTGGCGTAGATACTCGTTGACGTTTTCGGCTAGCACCACCGGAAAGACTACAATCATACTCCGCGCGTGGCACAAAAACGGACGTTACGGCACCGTGTACTTTGCCGCTCCAAAACTAGAAGAGGGGTACACGGCTACCCCGTGGTCGGTGTCCCCACAAGATTACCGCGGAGAGCGCGGCGCCTCAGCTCGCAACCTAGGCGAGTGGGACAAGCTGCCCGAGGGCTTTGCGCTCGAGAGTGGCAAGGCGGGCGAGCGCTACACCGATATGGTGTGCACCATTGAGCCGTCGGGCGCGGCGCTGTGGTGGGTGTGTAGGACCAGCCATATAAAGAGCAGTCGCCCAAGCAAGAGCAGCCCGCTGTGGGAGCTGGGCGTAAATCTCAATTTTATCGCTACTGACTTGCTACTGGCAAAGACCGCGGTAATAGAGGGCAACATCCTCGCCCGCTCAATGTCGTACCAAATCGAAGCCAAAACAGACGGAGAGATTGAGGGGTCAATGCTACAGCAAGACGCGGGCGTACACATATTACCCAAGCTGCGTGCGGGCGAGATAAGAGAGATACGCGTGCTCCCCTTGACGATCCTCACCCGCGCATCAAGCGCCCCGACAGAGATACGGATGCCCAACGACGACGGAGGGGCAATCTACACAAAACCCGAGCAGCTTGGGTACGCGCCAAGGCAACAGCGCAGCCTGCAAATAGTGCGTGAGACTAATTTTTTAACCCTGCTAGGCGTCGGCTACGGCAATAGCACCAGTTGGTCGGTGCTCGTGCAGGAGATGTACCGCGGATAATTTAACCCCTTAATACAAAAAAATATGGACAACCAAGAAACAAGAGAGGTAACAAAGACCTACGCCGACGGCTCAACCGTTACAATGACAATCGACTGCAAAACTGGCGCATTACTTGACTACAATGCGACCCCGCCACCGCCACGCACCACGGGCGACGGCTTGCAAGAGCTCGCCAAGCGCGTGGCAGCACTCGAATCGAAGCCCGAAGCAGAACACGTGGATTTGAATCCTTTGTCGGAACGCGTGGCAGATTTGGAAAGCCGTCTAACAACTGCACAAAAAGTGATTGATTGGTTGGGCGGTGACTTGTTGAGAGTTACTCCAGATATCCCCACTAGAGACGGCAAATTTGCTGCAACCCGAATGTTTCCGTTTGCTGTGAGGTTACCAGGGGGAATCCACGCGTACGCTCTCCGAACCGACCGAGATTTGACAAAGACTATGGACTTTGAAATGATTGGCGAAGGCAAAAATATCCCTGCCTACACTCCGGTATTCTTGATGGCTAAGGAGAGTAAAGAGTATATCCTTTCTCCCGCACCTTACTCCGCCCCTATCGACACGGGCTTAATGGGAACCTTGCAGCCCTTGACCGTTGAGATGCGCGACCACGATAAATACAAATACTTTGCATTAGTGCTGAATAAAAAAGGTGAATCACAATTCTTGGTTGTCCCAAACAATAAAAAAATTATAATCCCCCCCTATCGCGCCTTTCTCCGCCTCCCAAAGGACTATGTTTATAATCCTGCGGAGGCAGCGGAATCCTCCGCAGAAACCGCTCCTCCAACCGATAAATAAGACCTATGCAAGAAGTATTTTACAAGTTTGTCATCGAGCATCTAGCTCTGCACGCAATTATTATCCTAATTGCAGGGGGAGCGATTTTTGTCTTTGTTATGGCTGATTTAATTGTCGGCTGTTTCAAATCTAAGAAGCGCGGGGAAAAAATCGAAAGTCGGAAAATGCGTATGGGCACAGGCAAAAAATTGCTACTCTATTATTCGATTTACCTGTGCACGGTGATGCTTGACCTAGTGGTGTGCATTGTTACACCTTTTCCCGTCATCTCGATGCTCTGCGCGGTGCTGATGGCAATCGTAGAAATATTTAGTATGGTAGAGGGCACCGCGAAGAAGGCTGAGATTGCGCGTGGTGCAAAGACCGTGCGCGCGGTAATTGAGAACCCTAGCGACATAAGCAGAGGAATAGCCGTGGCAGTACTTAGGGAAATCGAGCGTATATCCGAAAGCAAGGATATCCCACCGCCAATGACTGAAGCGGACATTGTGAAACTAGTTACCGACCTAATGAGAAGGGCTAACGAAGCACAAGAAGCTCCCACCGAGGGATAATCCGAATAACACAACAGAGTAAGGGGCGCGGAAACCTAACAACCGCGTCCCAAACTTAAAAGAAAGAATAAAAATGAACATATATCTAAGACGAATCGCAAAACGCGATACCTATACAATCGGGCAATTAGAAATCGCAGGAAAAAGAATCTGCGACACGCTCGAAGACAAAGATAGAGGGCTAACCGATAGACAGCCCGAGGACGTTATTAAGCGCATCAAAGTGCACGGCGAGACGGCAATCCCCACGGGTACGTATCGCGTGGACATGGACAGCGTAAGCCCCCGATTTTCACGCCAAACCTACTACCAAAAAGTATGCGGTGGCAAATTACCGCGCCTTGTGGGTGTGAAGGGCTTTGTCGGTGTACTCATCCACGCGGGGAACACAGCGCAGGATACGCACGGCTGTATCCTAGTAGGGGAAAATAAGCAGATTGGAGCCGTCTTAAATAGTCGCGCGACCTTTGAAAAACTCTACAAGATGATGCACGAAGCGCAAAAGAAGGGGGAGGAGATAACGGTGACGATTGTGTAAAAGATCTATATAGGTATGGCAGACAACAAGAAATTAAACAAAGCAAGGGCAGCGAAAAATGATGAGTTTTACACAATGTACAGCGACATTGAAGCAGAGATGAACGCATACATAACTCACAACCCAAATGTATTTCGCGGAAAGACGATACTTTGCCCTTGTGACGACCCCGAGGAGAGTATGTTTGCGCGCTACTTTGTAGATAATTTCAATGCCCTAGGACTTAAGAAGTTGATTTGCACTTGTATCTCTCAGGAAGCGAGAAAAGGCGCAGTAACCAATGGAAAGGGGAAGATGCTTTGTATCACGAAGCAGGAAAACAAAAGTTGTTGGACATACCTAGAAGGCGCAGGCGATTTTCGCAGCCCTGAAGTTACGGCTTTGCGCGATGAAGCTGACATCATCATTACCAATCCTCCTTTTTCGTTGTTTCGTGAGTTCATAGCATGGATCATCGAGGGGAACAAGATGTTTTCTATTATGGGGAATATGGATGCAATTACTTATAAAGAAGTGTTCCCACTCATCAAAGGAAACAAAACGTGGCTAGGAGCAACAATACACAGCGGAGATCGGGAATTCAAAATACCGCTTGACAGACCTATAACAGCGAAGAAGTGGAGAGTAGATGAACAAGGGCGCAAGTATGTAAGGGTGACTGGAGTTCGCTGGTTTACTAACTTAGAACACGGTCGTCGTCATCAGCCACTGTCCCTTTTATCAATGAGAGGAAATTTGCTGCATAACAAGAAAATGAAGGGCAAGAAATCTTATGGGCAGTATGATAATTTTGAAGCAATAGAGGTCCCATTCTCAAGCGCGATTCCATCAGACTATAAAGGTGTGATGGGTGTTCCTGTTTCTTTTTTGGACAAGTATAGTCCAGAGCAGTTTGAAATTCTCTCCAATTCTGCGAGGATTGGAATCAATTTGACGGTAAATGGCAAAATACCATACAAGCGCATCTTTATACGTCACAAACTAAATACACAAGAATCATGATACGATATTTCCTCACCGCGTTGCTTGCTCTTATCCTAGCAAGCTGCACCACCTCAAAAGAGATAACGCGCACCATCACCAAGCACGACACGCTGAGAGTAACACAGCGCGACACTTTGCGCCAAACCATCTACCACCGCGACAGCATTTTTTTTCGTGACAGCATCTACACCGAGGGGGCAACCCTCATCAAAGATCGATGGCGCGAGCGGTGGCACATTAGGCACGACACACTGCGCATCTCCAGAGTAGACACTATCTACCAAGCCAAGCACAGCACCGACAAGGCGCGCAAGGTAGTAACGCGTCATCCGTGGTACTATGGACTTTTGCCGATTTTGGGCATCGTGGCACTCATCGCAGGCGGCATTTGGTATTTAGCGCGAGTATATAGACGATTTTAGAATAAATCAATCCTTCTGTTATGATACAAGACATTCTGTTTCGAGGATACACCACTACTCCGCCAGAGCTGGTTTGTCCAGATGGGGAACTATTGTTTTCTGAATCATTGTCCAATGATGGTTCGGGGCTTTCCCCTATTTTGCCACCTAGTGAGATAGCATCGTTAAGCCCTAACGATGATATACTGTTTATGCATCAAGTGCCCAATCAGAAAAATCTCATACTATGGAGTGGGGGCGAATTATTTTGGCTTCCCTATAATGAGCTGCATCAAGCGGGCTCGAGGCGTTTGCCTTTAGGCGTTTCGGCAGACGGAGTTAAGCAGGTGCTTGCCGTGGGTAATGTGTTGATGGTACTCAAGGATTCTTGTATAGAGTATTTGCTTTGGACAAATGGAGGGTATAAGGTGCTGGGAAATCATTTTCCCGAGGTTCGTCTTTCGTTTGGCTTGAAGGGCGATTGGACATTCCGACTTCAGTCTCTAGATTTGACGAAATCAGGATTGAATCATGCTATGGCAGAAGCCGTCAAAATGGTGGCGGAGGAGGGCGTGGAGAAGGGGCGCTTTATTTATCCTTTCTTTGTTCGTTATGCCCTGCGTTTGTATGATGGTAGTCTGGTGCATCACTCAGCCCCTATTCTTATGCAGACTACTTCTGGTGTAATGCCGATAATCTCAGAGGATGGAAAATCTATGTCTTGTCTTTCTCACTCTCTTCAGTTGGTATCTGTCACAAATATTTCAGAGCTTGAGCGATGGTCAGATATTATTAAGGGGGTGGATGTGTTTGTTTCCAAGGGAGTTCCCACGTTTGACCAGAACGGACAAGACTACAGTGAATTATCCGACGATAGATGGCTCGGGGAGCGAACTTCAAATGTGAATGGAGGTCTCTTTGGGAATATAGCGTACAATACTATTCCTGTGAAAATGTTTGGAGGGAAAGAAGGGAAGAAGCAGCTTCCTGCGTTTGATGAGAAATATATTGGTGAGCAGCTTTCGAGTACTTCTACTTTTTATTATCTTACCTCTTTTACTATTGCTGACCTTAAAAGGGGCAAGCAGGATATAGGTATCCCACGAGACTACTTAAGGTCGTTGGTGAATCGGGAAACGATGACGGACGACTATGATTCCCATGACACCTTGTGCCCTTCTGTTGGTTTTGCTTTTAATTCTAGATTGAATCTTTCGGGGCTGAAAAAGCATCTGTTCCGCGGATTTGGATGGGAGAGAGCTTACGAAGACCAAGCCCTCCTAACTTCGTCCTCTCAAAGAGAAGGGTATGAACATACAGAGGTGTTCTCGCCTTCAAAAGTATATAGAATGCATATTGATTATTATATACGAGAGAATGGTCGAGAATATGAATTTGAGGTGGATTGCGGCTCTGTGACTAGCGATATGCCATTGCCTTATCTTTATCACCCAAATAGAAACGCTTACAAAGCGGTGGTAACGGTGCGACATGGGGATGCTCAAAACTTCGCTATGACAGTGTCCATGTATGGTCATCCATTCTTGAATGGTTCGTACGCTTGGTTGGGTTTTGATTGTAAAATAAAGAGCGAGAAGCATTTCAAGGTTGGAGCTCAAACGATAACCAATACAGATGACTTAGTGGAGCTCTCGAACAAGCTCTATACTTCAGAGGTGAACAACCCTTTTTTCTTTGAAGCAGGAAGGATAAATACTTTGGGAGGTGGCGAAATTATCGGATTATCAGCTGCGGTTCGCGCTTTGAGCGAGGGGCAGTATGGTCAATTCCCAGTGTATGCTTTTACCACCGAGGGGGTGTGGGCTTTGCAAACATTGAGTAATGGTGCCTTGAGTGCAAAACAGCCCGTATGCCGAGATGTGTGCACGAATCCTGAATCTATTACCCAAATAGATGATGCTGTGTTGTTCGTTTCGGAGCGTGGGTTGATGTTACTTTCTGGCTCTAACTGTGTTTGTATTTCAGATGCTATCTTTAGCCGAAAACGAAGAGGGTTGTTTGGTCTCCCCAAATTGGAGCTTCTGTTGCGAAAGAACAACGAAGATGTTGTTTCTAGCTTGCCCACTATTGAACCCTTGCTGGACTATCTTAAAACAGCACGTATCCTCTATGATTATGTTAATCAGCGCATCATCGTCTTTCAGCCTGCCACAAGCGAAGAAAAGCATCAAGCCTATGTCTATAGCCTTTCTTCTCGTCAGTGGTCTTTCCTCGGTCATGAATTAACGCGTCCTATTAAACTCTATCCTTATGCACTTGCGATGGATAGGCGCGGAAAGATATTGGACTATGGAAAGCCTCAGCTTAATGCAGATGGAAGCAATCCTGCGTCAGGTGTAGGTAGTCGCGCAGAGTTAAAGCCTAGCAATGGTGGAAAGGTGGGCGTTGCTACTCCGATTATGGTTGGTGGTTGGTTCGTGACGCGCGCGTTGAAACTCGGTGCTGGCGAAATACTCAAAACGATTCGTACTCTTATCGTCCGTGGCAGCTTTGAGCGCGGTGCTGTTAGAGTGATGTTATGGGGTAGTCGTGATTTGAGAAACTGGTTTGCTATTGCAGCAAGTGCAGATGGGACGATTCGAGGTATAAGCGGAACTCCTTATAAGTATTTCAGATTAGGCGTGAAATGCGACCTTGGCGCAGAAGATTACGTAACGGGGTGCACTATAGAATTTGAACCACGCCACAGAGATAGGCTTCGATAAATGTTTATGTGCGCTAATCTCGATAGGTTACCTAGATTTGTAGAAACGAATTATTATGCCTCAAATACTACTCAATAAAAAGCGCGTTGCCCCCACGAAGGAGAAGCGCGAAAAGCGAAAGACGACTGTGTTTCCAGCCCCCCAACATCTAGGGATGGAAGTTTTGGCTGAGGCGGAACGTCATTGGCTTGCTATGGATAAATTCCGCAGGGACAGAGAGCGCAACAAGCGTTATTGCTATGGTGACCAGTGGAAAGATTTGGTGTGTGTCGATGGACGGACAATGACTGAAGAGCAATATCTCAAGGAACAAGGAACCGTGCCTTTGAAAAACAACCTAATTAGACGACTGGTTCGCAGTGTGCTTGGTGTATGGCGCAGCCAAAGCAAGGAACCTACTTGCTACGCACGTGACCGCGACGAACAGAAACTCGGAGAGACGATGAGCGGAGTGTTGCAATACAACATGCAGCTAAATCGAATGGATGAAATGTTGGGGCGCGCGATGGAAGAATTTCTTATCAGTGGTTTAGTAGTTCAGAGAAAGTACTACGGCTGGAAGAATGACAAAGAAGATTGTTGGACGGATGCCGTTCCACCGAACAATTTCTTCATAGATGCCAACATGCGCGACTTTCGTGGTTGGGACTGTTCTATTGTAGGGGAAATCCACGATGTGAGTTTTCCTTCTTTGTGTGCTAGATTTGCGCAAGACCCGAAAGCGGTAGACTCTCTGCGAGAGATTTATGTAGGTGCATCGGATAGAACATCTTTGCAAACATTCCTAGCAAGCACCTTCGGAGAAAACAACTATGGCAATCTTTCGTTTTACGCTCCATCGGACAGTAGTTTGTGTCGTGTGATTGAAGTCTGGCGCAAAGAGACTAAGTCGCGCTATCGTTGTCACGACGTTAATAACGGAGACGTCTATAAGATAGAAATAGACGACTATGCAGAACTTGTAGGAAAAAAAAATAAGGCTCGTCTGGTTCAAGCTGCAGAGGCAGGGATGAGTAAAGACGAAGTGTCTCTTATTGAAACAGAATGGTTCGTTGATGAGTTTTGGCACTATTACTATTTATCTCCCTTTGGGGATATAATTGAAGCAGGTGAGACTCCATACGAACATAAAGGGCATCCCTATGTGTTCAAGGCTTATCCTTTCATTGATGGCGAAATACATTCGTTTGTCGGAGATGTCGTAGATCAGCAGCGTTACGTGAACCGCTTAATTGCGCTTCATGATATGATTATGAAGAATAGCGCAAAGAACACGATGATTATGCCAGAAGAAGCTGTGGGCGGCAAAATGAGTTTTGAGGAGATGATTGACGAATGGTCTCGCCCAGATGGTGTGCTGATGGTACGCACGAAGAATGGCACACCTATGCCGCAACAAATGACAGGAACAAGTCCTGGGGCTATCGGTATTAACGAAGTCTTGAATTTGCAACTGAAATTCTTTGAAGATATTTCTGGTGTCAATGGAGCTTTGCAAGGTAAGCCAGGATTCAGCGGTATGAGTGCGAGCTTGTATGCGCAGCAAACCCAGAATTCTACAACGTCTTTGTTGGAGTTACTCGAGAGCTTTAGTTCCTTTGTGAAGGAGGGGGCAATTAAGGATGTCAAGAATATGCAGCAGTTCTACAATACTAAGCGTATTACAAACATCGTAGGGAAAAGTGGTACGGCTATCGTCTATGACCCCAAGCGTATTCGAGATGTAGAGTTTGATTTGAATATTGCAGAGAGTACGTCTTCACCTGTATATCGTCAATTGGCAAATGATTTCTTGATGGAAATCTGGAGAGCGGGACAAATTAGCTTGGCTCAGTTATTGGAAGCTGGAGATTTCCCATTTGCAGATGATTTGCTGGAAAGCCTAAAGCAGCAGGAACAACAAATGGAACAGGGGCAAGTCCCCCAAGGGCTTCCCCCTGAGTTGATGCAACAGGCGCAAGCTGGTGCGAATATGAATGTTGTAAACACCCTAGATGGCGCAATGCGTAGATAGAGGATTATGCGCGATGAAGTTGTTGAGTTGTTGAAAGAAGATGCGCAGCGCATGGCGTTGCGCGCTTCTGTTTTTAACCCTATCACTGGTGAAGGTTCGATAGGGGAACGATGCGTGTTTGAACTATCTGACTGTGCTTTCCCTTTGTTGTACATTCCCACTGGAATGCTTGACATCCCTTTGGTCAAAAGATTAAAAAAGGCACGTTCATTAGGCGCATTTCTTAAAAGCATAAAGGCGGACAACAACGAAGTAGAGCGCGAGAAGGTATTAGATGCGTTTGTGCGCCTTCGTATGCAGTTTGATTTCCCCTTTTGGGCGGCTATGCTTGCGAAGATTAAAGCCAAGGGTGGAGGCGATGACGTGTTTTTCAGATTGAATTTGCCGCAGCGCAAATTGATTTCAGAGTTTGAGGAGATGCGGCTGGCTGGTCTTCCTATCCGCGTAATACTGCTCAAGGCTCGTCAGTGGGGTGGTTCAACAGCAACTCAGCTTTATATGGCTTGGCTTCAGCTAGTGCATAGTGTAGGCTTGAATAGTTTAATTGTTGGTCACCACAGCAACTCTTCTACAGAAGTGAAGAGTATGTTTGAGCGTATGATTAGTGCGTATCCTGCTCGATACCTGCACGGATTAGGCGAAGCATATAATTTGAGGGAGAGCAAACTAGTCGGGGTCGGGCAGAGTGGGAATATACATCGTATTCCACAGCGTCAATGCAACATAAAGGTCGGAACGGCAGAGAGTCCAGATAGCGCGCGCGGTGGTGACTACAACTTAGTTCATCTAACCGAGGTAGGATTATGGAAAGAAACGCTTGGCAAGAAACCGCAAGACATCGTTCGTTCGGCTTGTTCGGGTGTGTTGTTGCGCGCCTTGACTATGATAGTGTATGAAAGTACGGCAAATGGTGTGGGTAATTTCTTTCATATCGAATATGAAGCAGCAAAAGCTGGGCTTAGTCAGTTTCGCGCTGTGTTTGTATCTTGGTTTGACATTGAACAATACTCGATAGAACTAAGCGAAGAGGCAAGGAGGGAACTTGCTGAGCGTCTATTGCGAGGAAAAGATGTTACTACATCTGCAAGCGACCGCGAAGAATCTGGCGCATATCTATGGTGGCTATGGAAGAAGGGCGCAACCTTATCTGCGATAGCTTGGTATATCTCTGAGCGGAGCAAGTATAACGACCACGGAGGGATGGCGAGTGAATATCCGTCAGACGACGTAGAAGCCTTTGTTCACTCAGGTCACATCGTGTTTGACCGTTATCAAGTAGAATCTTTCCGCAATGGATGTCGTGCTCCGAAGTGGAAAGGGGAGATATATGGTGATGGAACGTCTGGTGAGGAATCGTTGTCAAGCATTCGTTTCTCAGAAGAGATTGGGGGTGGACTTTGGGTTTGGGCAAAGCCCGATGTTTCCTTGGAAGAGAAAATAGAGAATAGGTATGTCGTAGCGGTGGATATTGGCGGACGTGGAGCGAAGGCGGACTGGTCGGTTGTCGTGGTGATAGATAGGCTCAATCTTTTAGACGGAGAGCGTCCATCGGTTGTAGCACAATGGCGCGGACATATAGATCATGACTTATTGGCGTGGAAAGCTGCGCAGATTGCCAAATGGTATGACGATGCGTTGTTAGTGATAGAATCAAACACACTGGAAACAAAAGACAGAGAACGAAGTGTGGACGGAGACCAGTCAGGCTTTATTCTGAATTTGGTAAAAGATGCCTATCCCAACTTGTATGCACGAAAGCGAAGCCCTGAAGATATTAGGGAGGGGGCTCCAGTGAAATATGGATTCCACACCAACACTGCAACAAAGCCCGCAATTATATCTCATTTGCAGTCGTGCGTTCGCGAACATCTATGGACTGAGCGTGATAGTCGTGCCCTTGATGAGCTGTTATGTTATGAGCAAAAACAAAATGGCTCGTTCGGAGCTATCGTAGGAAAGCATGATGACATACTGATGACGCGTGCAATAGGATTATGGGTAGCCCTGCGAGAGATGGAACTCCCCCGCATCGTCAAGAATGAAACAAAGAAAGTTGTTGCTGTTAGAAAGGTCGTAAGCGCTGCGACTCTGTAGCCCTTATTTTTCTCCGAATCTTGCTAATGATAATCTTTGCAGAGTTGGGCGTAATGTACATTTGCGGAGCTGGGGCGCGAATGGCTCGTTCCACAAGAAGAAAAAGCTTGTCGTCTGGATTTTTCTCCTTCTCTTTCAATACGACTTGAAAAAGGTCTTCGAACATCTCTATGTTCTTCTTGCTCTTTGAGTTTGGCTTCTCGCCTCTGAGCAACTTCCGAATCACTTCTACAGCTCTATCAACGGAAACCCAAAACCTCGTTGCTGGGGTTTGGGATACCGCTTCCCAAAAACTGTAGTCTAGTCTTTTGTGGCGTCGTTTAGCAAGCTGAATTTTGTAAGCAGCTAAGAGTTCGCGCTCCCTCTCGCCCTTGAACTCCGATATAGAACCTTTGTGTTTGATAGTGGTATGTTTTAGGGTAAATACAAAAAGCACCCCTAGGTAGCCGTAATGCCACCAGGAGTGCTATTTTCTTGTCATTACAAAGATAATGTTTATTTCCCGAAGTATAGTGTTAAACGCTTATCTTTTTGACACTAGGTGTCAATTTTCTCTGTGTGCTTATGGCAACAGTCCGACAAGTTTCTAGAATTGAACGCATGTTCACATACAAAAAGAAAGCCCTCACTCGTTTAGAAGTGAGGGCTGTTGGAGTTTTTAATTGAGATTCGGAGAGCGAATGTAATAAATCAATGTTTTGCTTCACCAAAGCCTTAGGCAAACTCCATTTGCATAAGTTCTTCCCCTAGATTGTTAATCGCTTTGCTTATTTTTTGTGTCGTTGCAGGAGACGCGTGGCGGTGTCCGTTGAGATAATTTGAAAGTTGGCGTTGATTGATACCAGTCAATCGTGCAATGCCTGCGAGTGAAAAGGTTTTGCTGTAAAAGTTGAGGAATGATGCTACATCGTAGCGAAAGGTGAACTCTAAGTTTGGTAGCTCTTTGCCTTCCTGTTTGTATTCTTGTTTGTATTCTTCGAGCATTTCAAAGAACTCGGCTTTGGCTTCTGCCACACTTTGTCCTGCTGCTGCCAGAACGAACTCCAAACCTTCGGGTCTTTCGTAGGAGATGTTGAACCCACCATCGCTTGCAAGCTCAATAATGGCGGTGATTTCGTAGTGTGGTTTGGTTTGATTCTTTTTCATTGTTTCGCGCTATTTGGTTGTTTTGTCTCCCTTTCGGGGATAGGGCTTATTTAAGCCCTAATCCCTTTAAGATTGCGTTCAAGGTACCCTTGGGTACTTCTTGCGATTTGTGATGGCTTAACTTTACCTTTAATCCATTGATTGGATTTGTCCATTCGGGGTGTTTTGCCTGTGAACTTCCTGTCGGGATGCACCCTTCTGCTCTGAGCTTCTTTTCTAATTCGCTATATTTCATTCTATAACTTTTGGTGAAACATTAATTTATTACACTGCAAAGATAGTACTTTTACCACCAACCACCAAAAAATAATCGGATTATTTTCTGTACACTTTGTTTTTTTCTTCCTGATAAACGACCGCCCAGACATATTTGTAATAACTGATATATTCCGTTGCGCTTTTATGGGTGGGTTGCAGCTCTCTTAGATGTTCATCTTTTTCTTTCCTGTACTAATTGTGGGAGATTTTCTTGATTTTGAAGACGCTGCTCCATCCTAGGATGCGCAGTGCCGTTTGGTAGACATAGGCTCCGCCTTCGCGTGGTATGCGTAATCCTAGGTAGATGATGCGATGAGGCGGTATGGTGATTGGACGTTCGTTGCAAATGATTTGCGATTGGTCGGCTTGCTTGAGGATGCGAATGAGGTAATCGCACTTTTCGCGCGGTGTGCGCATCGGGAGAATGAGGGTGTGCGTAAATTCTTTCAGTTCTTTGCGGCAAGCTAGAATCTTATCTTTCGACATGGCTTTCTTTCTCGCGTTGCTTGCCCTTTGCTGCTTGGCTTTTTCCGCCTCTTTTAGTGCATCTCTCGCAATTTGAAGTATATAGTCTTTGTCTCCCCTTTCATGCGCTTGCCTAAGGTCTTCGAGGTGTTCTATTGCTTCTTGCTCCGTGTTGTAATAAGAGTGTATCTTCCTTCCGTGCGAGACAAAGTACACCATCCACATATTCGCGTGTATCCCTATTGCGACTTGTTTTATTCGTCCGAGGGAACTTCTCCTTGCTCTCATAGGCTTGCTTTCTGTTCTTGGGCTATGATATAGTCTCGATATGTTTCGCGTGCGATGCTGAGGACTTCGACAGCGATGTTTTGCGCTTCCTTTTGCTCTTCATTGTCTCGTCCATTGAAGGGGAGGATGGGTCGGTTGTTGAAGGATAAGTAGAGTTCGCCTTGAAACTCTCGAATTTGAAGTGCGCGTTCCGCCTCTTTGGTGGCTGCTTGTTGAACTCGTAGCGCGGTGTCTTGTTGTGACTGGTGAGAAAGACGTGCGAAATATGCGCGTATGTTGGTAAAGATATTGTTCATCGTTCGGGTGTTTGTGGTGGAGAGAAAAAGTAGGGGTGCGAACTATTGAGAATTTGAACTATAGCGAATGAATGATTGGTGATATAGTCCGCGCCCCTTGTGTGGTTGTTGTTACTTGATTACTCCAATGATTTTAGTTTCATCGACTTGTTCCACGGTGTAGTCCATCACAGTATTTTTGAGATGATCGTCGAGGTTGTGGTGTGCTTCGAGTGCGCTGTATGCATTGACACAAAAGAAAATGGAGATTTTCTTCTCTCGTCCGCCGAATTCGTCTATTATGGTGGTATTGATTTTGCACTTGAACCACTTGTCGGCTTCCTCGTCTCCGTAAACGATTTCAGAGAACTTGGTGCGTGACATTGCGATGATGTCGAATTCTTCGCCGATGCCGTATGCTAGTGCACTTTCACTGGTCTTCGTTTCGGCTTCTGTGAAGGAGAGAGCTGCGGTGAGATACTCATCGGTGATGACTTTTGTAATGCCGGCTTCGGTTGTTCCGATGTAACGTGTCTTGACGTTGTACCAGATGTTGTTTGCTGTTGCCATAATGTGTAATGGGTTAGGGGTTATTTTTTGTTCTTGTTATTTGCCACTGCTACCGTATCCGTTTGCACCTCGGTCGGTGTTGTCGTTGAGTTCTTCTACCTCAATAAATTCCACGGCTGGAATGGGTAAGATGATGAGCTGCGCAAAGCGTTCGCCTGCATCGTAGTAAGCGACTGATCCGTCCTCGAAAGGGTGTACTCTGAAACACGCGGTTATCTCTCCGCGGTATCCGCTATCAATCACACCCACTGAGTTAGTGAGAGAAAGGTCTTTGTCGCGAATGCTGCTACGTGGGAAAATCAATCCCACGTGACCTTCGGGAATTTCAATGGCGATGCCGCTGTGACAGATTAAAAAGCTGAACTCATTTTAAAAAGCTGAACTCATTGCAGTGAGAGTGCGTGCAATAGAGGTCAAAGCCTGCGTCTGTGTTGTGCGCTCTCGTTGGGAGCTTCGCGTCGGGGTGAATGAGTTTTGTTTTGATTGAAATCATATAGGGGTTATTGTTTATAGTTTTCGGCAAAGGTGATGATGCCTTCTGCTGCTGGTCTTACTGCTGGATTGTCCCAAAATTTGAAAGGCTTTCCCGATAATGTTTCTATGAGGTCCAAAAGTATTTTCTGCATCTCCTTTTCTCTGTGCTGCTTTCGCACTAGGGGAATGCGTTCTTCAAAAAACACTCTGCCAAAGTTATACGCGACAAGTGCAGCTGCTAGGGTCGGGGCTATGTGTTCACCACAATTTCGGGTGGCGACATCGCGAAATACCCAGTTGAACATTCCGATGCGTTCTACGATTTCGGGAACTTTCAAAAGTTGAGTTACCAAATCATCGACTATTCCAGTGTAAGGTGCGTCTAGAATCGTTTCTTGTGCATCTTCGCTTTCTTCGATTAGCTCTTGCAATCTTCGCGTGTGCTTGCGAACGCTTGAAATTTTGGCTTGTGCTGCCGTCAAACATACGTTGCCGACGAATAGCCAGTAGTAGGTGCAGTTGCACTCGTAACGTAGATTTGCGCTTAGTATATCGGGGGCTTCCGCGGTGGTACTGCTACGCGGTGCTGCGGATGGTATAATGATACTCATTGTTTCGGTGCTTTGGGGTCTGCTGTTTTCACCTTTTCTGCTTTCTTTTCTCTCTCCTCGTCTAGTGCCGTCCGTGCAAGGTAAAGAATGGCATAGCCTCCCAAATCGCGCAAAGCGTCCGTTATGGCTTCACTATACCCCTTCCCTCTCACTTTGTGCCACAGCACGCGAAATCTCAGATGATACAAGCGCGCGACTTTTAGGCGCATCATATCAGCCAAAAAAGCTTTGGGGCAATACATCCATTCCGAACTATACTCATCCTCTTTTTTTCTTAGGACTTTTCTGATTTGGGTGTCGGCTTCTTCTACTAGTCGATTTACCATTTCCTCCTCATCTTTCAACTCATCCATATCTCCAGAGCCACAAAAGGATTGGACAGAGGCGAACAAAGAATAATTGTAGACGGCTATGCAGATGCTCTTTTCGGTTCCTTTACGGCTGTGCAACTTATTGTAGATGATGTGTACAAGCGTGTAATAATCTACCATTCGCCACGCGTTGCCATATAGTTTTGCCTTTTCGTTTCGCACTTTTGCGCACGCGTCAAAGGCTTCTCTGATGTTTTGTTCGATTTGCATGTTGTTTGTTTTGTTGTTTCAATCGGGGCAAACTAGGCTGTCGGCATATTGCTCCGTGGGTTCGGGTTGGTGCATCGTTGTGTTGGTGGGTGCGTGGGGATTGAATACAAAAATCTCCACAAAGGACAGACAAACCATATTTGTGACTGTTGCGATTATTGCTATCGCCAAGAAAGTAAGGGCGGCATCAAAGCGGTCTAGCCTTTTGTCTATTGTCTTCCGTGTGTTGATGACTTCAAAAGGGATTGGTGTTTTATTCTCTTTCATTGTCTTGTTGTTGTGAACTCTTTCCAATTTGGAAAAGGTTGGAAAGAATCGGGGGTAATGGTTCGTTTGTCTTTTATTGTCTTGCTGATTCTTTGGTGGCACGTTCCCACTTCTGCGCATTGGTGAGAGATTCCCACGCTTCGAGCATTTGTGCGCTTGCCTTTTTGCTTTCCTGGAGTAGTAGTTTCATTTCTTCTTTTGGCGCGTGGTTCTCCTTAGCTTCTTCCACGCGTTTAAGGGCTTCACCCTCGGCTCTTCGTGCCTTTTCGTAGTTGCGGTATGCAAGGCGCGTGTTTTCTTCTGCGCGCTTTATTTCGTTGTCCCAATACTCGGTGGCTCTGTCTTTTTCCATAATTCAATTTGTTTGACCTTTTTGCGCGTGGTCGCAAAATGGTTTGGTGATTAGTTCGGGGTTGTCGTGGACGTTGCCGACGATTTTCAAATCCCCTAGTTGAAGTCTTTTGTAGGCGGGTATAACATCTGGAAGATGATCCCTTTTTTCATACAGTTTGAAACATCCATCAAACCATACCATTTTAAGATGGAAGCCAAAACCCTCGTCTATGAGTATATCCCCCTCGTATATATCTTTTCCATCGCTATCGTGTAATCCTGTAAACTGACAGATAGTATCTTTAATAATAGGTACATTGTAAATTTGACCAGGAAAACCTATAACACGTGGTACACACAATATTGACGCTCGTTTGTTACGATGCGCATTGTGCATCAAGTCGCCATACACCCACTCGCCATTATCCACACTCTTTCCTCGAAATAAGATCTTTCTCATTGCTTTGTTGTTTCTAGTGTGACGACATTCTGAAATATGTAGGGTTCTAGGGCTGCGATTGCGATTCCCACACCGTTATTTAGGGTGACACTGATTGAATTTTTCCCTTTGGCAAACGCTGCTTTGTCCACATTGAAATACTCCATTGCCCAAAGTAGTTTTTGTACTACGATACCTCTAAAGAATAATTTCCCGATGCGAACGATTGAATCTTCAGTGGGTATCATAAAGCCAGTGCTTTTGAAGACGTCTTCGAACATTCCATCACCATGACAAACAGGGCAATCACTATCGCGGAAATGAATTTCGCCATCTTGGTCTGTGTACTCCCACTCAACTTCTCCAGAGCCTTCGCACTCTTCACACTCTCGCCCTTCTTCTGTTACCACTTGTTCTTCCTCCATTGCGAAAGATGCAAGAACTTTTTTCAGGGCTTCAAAGGTGAAATATTCTTCCATAGAACCACGAAACACCTTATAGATAACAGGCTTTTTAATCTCTTCATAGCTTTCTGACAGCATGCTGGGGTTCATCATGATTAGGATTACCCCATCAGTTGCGAATACTTTTTTGCATTGCGTTTCATAGTAGGGCTTTTGTTTGAATGTAAGTTCACTATATGGGTCGCAAAATAGCTCCAAAAGCTCTTGCTCGTTGTTGATTCGTTTCTTATTGTCGTTCATTGTTTCGTTGCTTTTGATGAATCAATAATTCTATTTGCTTCTTTGAGCATTTCTAATACTGTGGCATATTCTACTTGATAAATGAGCCATTCCTCGCCATCTCTATTGTCACCGCGTACCGCGTGGAAAATGATAGGCTGAATGCTAGAATTGGCAAGTAGAAATTGAAAATCTCCTTTGTAGTCTACTGGGGTGATAAAGGCTGGTTTTACCCAAAGTCCTTTGCAATAGACTTTGTTGCCACTGCGCACACCTAATCCGCAATCTACAAATCTAGGTGGGTGATATTTCTTTTCAGTCTTTGCTTTCCAAAGCTCCAACGTGAAGATGATTAGCCACGTTACGGACGCGATTAAAAATGATAAAAGATAAGTATTCATTGCTTTAGGTATTTTCGATTTATGTACTCCTCCGCTGCCTGCTTGTCTCCATTGCAGAGAGCAAGCACGTCGGCTTTGATGCGCTGCCACTCATCGTAAGTGATAGCAAACTGCGCGCGTCTTCGTTCTTCGGCTTCACGTTCGAGTTGTTGCTGTTCCCTCTTGTGGCGGTCCAGTTCTCGGGCGCGGTGCTTAAGAAATTCGGGAATTTTGGCGGTGATGTTCTCCGCGCGCACTTGTCCATAAGCCACTTGTCCGTAAATGCCACCCGACAAGCGAGAGAAAAAGAGCATCACCTCAGCCAAATTCAAATGCGAATAATTGCCCAAAATCGTCAGCGCAAGGTGCTGCATATCGTCCTCCGTCATTTGGTCGGCTGTGTTGAGCGTGCGACTGTAATAGTCGATTTGTGACATCAACCACGCAACCGCGAATTTTGCCCCTATAACGCGCGAAATCTTGCCAAGGGCTGGTGCAGCACCTAAATAGCATTTGAGTGGCTCACACGCGCACAAAGGCTGTATTTCGGGGGTGTATTGATGTTTTACCATTTCCCGAAAGCTAATAATCTCCTTCTGGGATGCCGCTAACATCGTAGATGGCTTCTTGCAAGCGACGCTCGATGTTGGCGGTGCGCTCCTCCTGCCTGCGTCTGTTTTCGTCAGCACTTGGGCGATAGTTTCTACTTGTGCCATTGTTGCTTTGTTTAGGTGATTTGTTGGTTGCTTGGTTGCTTAGGTGGATGCGTAGCCACGAATTGAAATGTCGTTGCACGTCTCCGTCTGTGTTGTGCGCGTGGCTCTCAATAAAGCAATGCTGCTCAAACTTCGTGACGTACTCGTTGAACGTCTCGGGGCTGATGCCGTGGTGCATACAAACTTGTTGCGTCCAAATTGGGCTGCTGGTGAGTACTTCCCGAATCGTAGCTTGCGTCCGTGTGCTGGCTGCTGGCTGCAACGGCTCTAAATTCAGCGCGCTCCGCGGTTCTTCGCTTTCGTTCTTACGCGCGTTATTATTATTACTACTATTACTAATACTTTCCTTTACTTTACTTTGTGGTGTTGTTTCTGCATTAACTGGGGTTTTTGCTGTAATAACTGGGGTTTTTGCTGCAAAAACTCCTTTTTCTTCGTTTTTATCGTTTTTTCGTGGGCTGGATACACCTTTGGCTGTCTGCTCAATTAGGCAAACTTTCGGGTCGATAGCACTTACATCTTTGCGCTTAGCCTCTAGCCACCTCTGCTGTATTGCTTTTGATGTCAGAATCTGGAACAGATTATATACCCCCTCATCGAAGAGAGAACGCCTAATGCACCCCTTAATGATTTCTGATAACTTTGGGACAGTGACGGCACCCATTTTCTTTGCGAATAATAGACACTCGTCCTCACCCCATTGTTTTGCGTACCCTTGCGCGTAAATGCTTTCTAAAAGCTTAAAATAGACCGCATACCCATCTAGACCAAACTCCGCTTCTAAGAGTTGTAAGGCTGTGTCTTCGTCTGTATGCGTGTCGTGTGGGAAATAGTCCAGCCCTAACTTGGTAGGGCGTGCCATGTTACTTTCCCTTGATGGTTATTCTTCCGTTTGCTGAGATTTGAAAGAGAGCGTTGTCCTCTACCACCTTTTTAATGGTTGCAGAGTCTGCGCGAAATTCAAATCCGATAGCATCGTAGTTTCTTTCTACTTCGCGGTTGTTGCTTTCCTCCATCTTCTCAAGAAGCATCACTGCTACTGCGTAGCCTGCTAGACCGTGTTTCATTCGGATTTCTAGCATCTCAGTAGAATTGCGTGTGTATTTCTTACAGTTGCGAAAGTCCGCGTCTGTGAGCCTTCTTTCTGCTTGTTGTTCCATTGTGCTTGTTGTTGTTTTATTGTTGTTGTAAATACTCTTCAATAAGCGTGGTGAACTCCTCAAAGTTTCTCACCACTTCGTAGCGGTATCCTTTGCCTTCGATGAGTGCTTGCCACTCGCGCTGCTTGTCGCTTTGTCGCCCTTTCTCGGTCTTCATTTCGATGCACAATCCGTGGTGCGTGGCGTTTGGCACTAGCAGAAGAAGGTCTGCCACCCCTGCTGTTACTCCCTCCGCCTTGAGCTTGGCTGCTACTATCGCGTTGCGCTGCCCTCCATTAGGAACGGCAAAGAGAGTACCTTTGAGTTCGGGGTGCTGATAAGCAAACCAGCGTACGCACGCGCATTGAAGTCGATGCTCTAAATCTTTCATTCTTCGTTGGGTTCGGGAATTGTGATGTTGAGATATTCTAGGGCAAAAGCCTTGATTTTGTCCACATAGACGTTGAACTCTGCCGTCTGCATGCTGGCGGTGCTACTTGGTAGACTTAGCACCTCTCCAGTGTCTTTGTTGATGACTTCTCGGGCTGCAAATGCTTGTTTGCAATACTCGTGTACTTGTTCTTCGTGGGTTATCTCCCATCCTGCGTCTTGCAGTCCGAAAAGCACCGCTGGGTAAACTACTCCCCACAAGTATGCGTTTTGTTGAGTGCTGCGCGTCTTGCGGTTCGGTGCTATCGTGATTGAATAGTCTCCATCGGGTAGGCTTCTCAGTTGCTCTAGCAAGAAGTCTATCTTCGGGGGCGAATCGTTCGCCTTATAGTATGTTAGTCGTATCATTGCCTTTTACTTTTTCAATCTCTCGTGCATCGAGACGAACGGAGAAGTATTCTTGTCCTTTCAGCGAAACCCCTTGACGGCTGCGGATGTCGAACTTAATGCGAACCTCTGTTCCGATCTCTGGAAACTTTTCGGGGATGTCTGAGCGCGTGAAGTAGAATCTGAACGTGTCAAGTCCTGAATCCACCACGATTACTTGCTCCGCGTAACGGCTGCCGTACTTATTGAAGGTGACATATTTCTCTCGCACCTCTTTCAGTGTCCCGATAAGCTCGCTTGTTGCGTTTGTCATTGTTGGAATGGTAAATGGTCGTTGTTGTATTATGGGTTGTGCAAATCTAGGTGGAAACCTGTCTTTGCGATGTAGGTTGGAATTGCCGTGGCTCGTTGCACGGCATCTCGGAATTGGTCTGGGTCTGCGTGTCCCGATGATAGGTGAAGTAGCACTATCTCTTGCACCCTGCTTAGGTCTTGCGCCTTGAGGGCTTGAATCGTTGTGGATAGCTCCATGTGTGATTGTAGTAGTCGGGGGCGCATTGCTGGGTGGGTTATCCCCTCTTCGATGGCTTGTGCCAAAAGCGCGTCTGAGTAGTTCGCTTCGATGAGGATGTGGTCTAGCCCTTTCAACTGATACGGCAAAGTCACGCTGTCGGTAATGAAAAGCAGCTTGCCCATCTCTGGATGTCGAATAACGAAGGCTTGGCACGGCACATCGTGAATCGCTTGCAATGGCAGCATCTCGAAGTCTCCTCCTATGAGTGTCCACTGGTGGAGGTTGGTTTCGATGACCAATCCGAGGATGTCCTCGGAATGGTGGTCTATCACGTCTTGGTTGGTGTGAATGGTGATACCTGCTCTTGCTGCTTCTGCTAGGTACTTTGCGTGGTCTCCGTGGCGGTGTGTCACCACTGCTCCTACCACACGCGACAAGTCATAATCTATGGCACGCTTGATGTCTCGCAAACCAATTCCTAAATCGAGAATCAAAGTGTGGTTGTTTTTGTCTGTTAGCAAGTAACAGTTGCCCTTGGATGATGACCCTAGCGTGTGGAGGTGCATTGTAGTGTTGTTGTGGTGGGTTAGTAATTGGGCTCGTCCTCAAACATATTGTCGGGTTGTGGTGCTGCCGTTGCCCTTGGTACTGGTTGTGGTGCTGTCTGCGGTGCTTGTGGAACTTCAAAGGTTGTCGCGCTCTGTGCAGCGATGGCAGCTGGCTCTTGGATTTCTTCGTAGGCTTCAGCGTCCAAATCAATGTTTGTTGCTGCGGTGGTTTGCACCATTTGTTCGCGTGCGTCTGCTGCTGCGTTTTCGGCTTTGGCTTCGTTTTCCATTGCCCCTTGCATCTCCACGGAGAGATAACCGTATTTTCCAAGTAGTCTGCGAATGACGGTCTTTAATGCCATCGCGGTAAAATCGCCTTCCCATCCTACCGCCTTCCCTGCTTCGGGGGCGTTGGCTTTGGTGAGTAGTTGGTCTATCGTGGTGTCTCGCTTCACGCTGGGTGAAAATTTCTTGGCGTACGCTGCCATCTCTCGTACACTCATATAGAGGGTCTTTGTGAATCCATTGAGGAGCTCGAAGTGTGCGAAATATCCTACTACTTCATCGCTCTCTCGCTCTCCGCTTAGATCAATGCGTCCAGTGAGCTTGTCAGTTCCTCTCAACTCACCTTTGTAGACTGCGTCTGCGTTGATGGTCTTATATTGACCAGTGCGCATTGCCATTTGGATTAGTCCGCGGTATCCTACTAGGAAAGTAGGGGTTGCCACTTTCACCCATTGTCCGTTTGCATCGCGCTTGCTGTTGTTGTAGACTACGATATAGGAAAATCCTAGGGCTTTGTTGATAGGGAGTTTGAGTACTGCTGCCTTGAGGGCTTCGCGCAAAACGGCTGCTGGTTCGCACTTCTGGAGTGCTGCATCTCCGCTGTAAAGGTCAATCACCGATGCCGTGAAAGCGTCCTTGTTTTCTTTGAGTGCGTTGTAGAATTGTTGCTGCACGCTGTCTGCGTTGAGCATTGCACTGAGTTTTGCTACTGCTGTTGTTGCCATTGTTTCGGGGTGTTTGGGGTTATTAGTTTAATCTACAAATGAGCGGTAACAGAATGGGCATCCTGTTGTCAATTCTGTGCGCGCTTTTTCTACGCTTATCCCTTCTTTTTTCTGCCCTGTAGGTCTTCGACCTCCTACGCGAAGTAGCCCCTCTGCTGCATAAATTTGTTGGTTGCAGCAATAACAACGTCCATCCAAAGGGGCAAATCCTTTCCCCTCTCTCATCATGCTTGATGCCCAGTCTTCGGGGTGTCTTTCTGCATATTCCTTGCAGTATTCTTGTTGGGCTTGTATTGCCTTTTCTACGTCAAATGTTTTAGCCATTGTTTCGGGGTTTTATTGGTTGTTGATTAGTGTGATATTGAAAGGCTCTAATGTGGCTCTTAACTCTATTGTCTGTGAGGGTATGTCTAAGATGTGATTTACACTCTCCGCGTTGTCGATAAAGACTGGGGCTTGCACTTGGTAGTGTTGGCAAAGGGTTTGGATGATGTCTAGCCCTGCATTGTACTTGGCTGCTGTGTTGAGTGTTGAGCCGTATGCGACCCCATCGACTGTTGCCTTGCACGTTTCCTTCGGTGTGCCGTCTATGGTGTACTCGAAAAGCTGGAACTTGACAAACTTAAATCGGTTGTTGAGCTTTGCTTCCATTGCCTTTCCTACTGCCTTGCTGTACTCGGTGCGCAAATCCTCTTCGCGTTCCACCTCTGCAAGTCGTTGGTTAGCGTCCTTGAGCTGTTGGCGTAATTCCTTGATGCGCTTCTCGGCGTCGTTGATAGCAGCTTCTTTCGCCTTTGCCACGTTGAGTTCCGCTATCTTGTTTTGCAACTCCTCAATCTTTTGTTGTCGCTGCTCGTCCTCTTGGCTGGGGATGGCTTCGGGGATGCTCTCGAGCTCGACACGCATTGCGTTGAGTTTTTCATCGTTTTTCAGTGCTACTTCGATGTGTTGCTCTAGTGTCTGGCGCGCTTTCTCTTGGCTCTTGAGTGAGCTAATCGAGAGTTTCACTTCCTCGAGCTTGGCTGCTGCTGCTTCGATGCGCTGCAGTTGGGCTTCTGCTGCTTCACGCTTGGCTTTGACCTCTTTCCCCTTGCGTTGGTTCTCTGCCAGTTTTTGCGCCTTTAGTGCATTGAAATTAGCTTCCATCTCTGCCACCTTGTTTTCGACTTGGTCGGGTTCTAAGGGGCGGTTGCAACATGGGCATCGTAGATTGCTGGGGGCAATCTCGAAAGTTTTGTCTTTGATGCTACGCCACTCTTCGATGAGGGCTTTGCGCTTTTCCTTGTACACTCGCAAATCGTCTTCGACTATCGGGCGTTGGTTCACTTCATATTGCAGTGTCTCGCGCTCTTGGTCTAGTCTTGCTGCCTGCTGCGCTGCGTTGAAGGTGTCTTCTTCGTAGGCTCGTTTGGTCTGCTGCGTGATTTCTGCCATGCGCTGCGAAATGTCCATACTAAGCTGTGCGCGGTGCTTGGTGGTCTCGTTGGTGGAGATGCCTTGCTGCAACTCTGCTAGCTGTTTGTTGGCGTTGTCAATCGCAAAAGCTACGGAAAAATCGGGCTTTTCGCGTGGGTCGTAGGTCTTTTGGATTTCTTCGATGCGTGCTGGGATGGTGGTGATGAGTTGTTGGCACTCCTTTTTCTTGGCTGCTAGCGTTGCGCGGTGCTTGTCGGGTGAGATGGTGCCGCACGTTTGGCAAATGGTGTCTACCTTTTCGGGGCTGTGCTCCATCTCTAGTTCAGTGCGGATGTCTTCGGGGGCGATGCTTACTAGCTGTGCTAAGATTTTGCGCTGCTCCTCGGGCTTCTGCTCTGGGAAAAATTGAGGATTGGTGATGGCTCTAAACACTTCCTCGGTGCAGATGTTGTTCACCTCTTCTTTGTACTCCTTAGCCTTGAGGGGGGCTTCATTGATGTAGTAGTCCTCGGTGTGTCCAGAGAGTACAACGTCTGTTGTTCCTCTCTTCTTGGTCCAATTCTCCTTGTAGATGCGTTTGAGGGTGATTTCTTCATCGTCTACCTGGATGGTTGCCGTTACTTCCACGTCTAGATGTCCGACTTCTTTTCCGTCGCTGTCTAGGGGCTTGATGTCAAACTTGCTGCGTCCTAGGTGGTCTTTGCCAAATAGCAGCCAAGTAAAGGCATCAAAGATGGTGGTCTTTCCACTGCCGTTCTTTCCACTGACAACGGCATCTTGTCCGTGGAAGTCGTGAGTTTCATTTTCCGCTCCCTTGAAATTCTGGAGGGTGATGCGGTGTAGGGTGATTCTTTTCATTGTGCGAATTGGTTTGTGGGTTGTTTACTGCTCCTCAAGTAGGGGAGGAAAAAGGTCGGGGTTGTGTTGCTGGACTTCCTTGTAGGCTTCTATCACGTGTTCACTATAGAAAATCTTAAAAAGCTCGATTAGAAATTCTTTCTGATGTTTAGGGGAAACATTAAGGGCAAAGTGATAGGGGTCGATGTATGTTGTGAATCTTACCTGCATCTTCTGAATGCTTGTTGTGTGGCTTGTTGTAGTGCTTTCTCTATCTCCTCGGGGCTTTTCTTAAGCCTCATCGAGATTCGCCAAAGTAGGGCGTTGTACTCGCTTTTGAGGTGGAGAAGGGTTGAAATCTCTTGTGATGTCACTTGTCAGTGGGCATGTATACTCCGTTGCAATAATTGAGCGCAAATTCACGCACCTTCTTTGCGCGTGCTTGACTCTCGGGGGTGAGGGCTGAGCCGTGTAGATATTTTCTTGTCGTATCTTTTGAGTATCCGAACTTTTGCAACAATCTTAGCCCTTGACCAAGTGGGAGCAAGATTCTTGCTGTTGGTCTATTGTCTTTAATCTTCATTTTTTTATCTGTTTTAGTTAGTGACAAAGGCGGAATCGAACCGCCCTCCCTGCGCGCTGCACTACTTTAACTACCTATCTATTCAATAACAACTATTCTTGCGCGCGTCGGGTGCAAACCTGCTTTGCCGTGGCTCTCATCCTGCATCGCTGCTGTATGAGAGTAAGATGTCCAAATTTACAAACGAGGGTGGCGAAAGTGGAATCGAACCACTCAGACGTTCCGCACATAACTTCTACCTATATTAAACACAATGAAAATGGAACGTGGCAAACCTTGCTTCGCCGTGTCCACGCGCTGCATCACTGCATGACGTGGGTGAAATGATTAGTAATAAAGAAATGACCCAACGGCGGACGTTTCGCAACTTGCGCGCGTTGTATTTGTAGTTATGGAAATATGAATCGTGGTCGTGGGCGGAATCGAACCGCCTGGGGTCTCTCAGTAACTTGTATCTATGGAATCTGATTATGCGATTGCATCGCACTCTTTGATGCTTTAACCACGACAACCGCTGCTGCCGTTCACGACCTTGTTTGTCCTAGGCTTTCTTCTCCACTGGTGGTGGGAGTAAAGCCCTTTGTATGCTCTCTGCCATCTTCGCTTCTGCGATTTCAGCAACGGAATATCTCAAACTGTTGTTGGCGTTGGGTCCTGTGCGCTGGGGAGTGATTAGACCTGCATTCTTCCATCGCTCGATGGTGGGTTCTCCGTACCGTCTGTAGGCTTCCCGCTGTGAGATTAAATCTCGGTTGGGGTATCTCAACTTTTCAGCTTCGAGGATGCCAACTGCGACTGCCTCCTTGGTGATGTCGCGTATTGCTTTGATGGATACTAAGTGTAAGCTCATATTTCAGTCCTCCTTCTTTAATTCATCCAAGATGATTTCGAGAGTAATTGGCAAAGCTCCTGCAAAGCAAGCCACTAGTGCTGCTGCCATATAGCCATTCTCGAGGGTGATAAACGCTCCAATCAATAGGGCGATTTCTACAACAAACCAGATTACTAGGTTCAAAACCGCTAGGTTACTCACTTTGTTGTCGATTAGCTCTGATACTGCTTTGTTGGTGGAGTGGATATTTTGGATCATTGTTTCGGGTGTTTGATGGTTATATGAAGGGGCTAGGCTGGTCTTTAAATGCAGAGGGGAATGCTTGTCTCGAGTTAAGTTTTTCGAGGGATACAGATGCTTGTTGTACTATTTTGTTTAAATAATCAGAGATATACTTCAAGTCTTCATCGTCCATTTGACAGTCCAAATAGGTTATGTATTGGATTTTCTCTGCTACACGAAGAGCGTATTCTATTAGACCGATAGTCTCCATAATACCGATTATGTCGTAAATAGACATATATCTACCACCATAGGGTAGCTTGCTGTATCCTCGCGCGTTTCCCTCTATTATTCTGAGGTGCTGTATAGTTTGCTTGTGATTCTCGCGTAGGAGTGCTATATATCTTTTTCTGTCTTCCTCTTGCATTGTCGTTGAATTCTTTGCTGTTTGAGAAATCGGGGCGGTGGGGCTTTCGCCTTCCACCGTTGTTCCCCCTTGGTTGTTGTTATCCCATGATTTTGCAATACTCTGCGCGTGCGCTTCTCAATATCTTGTTTAGTCGATTGTGAAGTTTGCGCAAATCTCCTTCTTGATCTTGTGCTAGCCAAATGAGATGCGGGAACTTCTCCACCGTTCGCACTGCTGCTTGGATTCGTTCTGCGCGTTCGTAGATTTCGGCTGCGAACGTTATAGTTACTTCGTAACTTGGGTTCGCTTTGTCGAGTACAGAAACATAAGTGTCTGCTTTAGAGGATAATTGGTGAAGTGCCTCGAGGGCTTCAGCGACTTCTCTGCGCAAACCGAGCGCGGTGTACTTTGATTCTTCTTGTTTCATTGTTGATGATTTTGTTTGGTTATCCGTGGCTCGCCTTCTTGAGTTTGGACTAGTCGAGTTTGGAGGTTAGTTCTTTGATTTTGTCGCTGTGAAGTTTCGCTTCTATCGTCAGAGCCTTTATATGTTCGGAGGCAAAGCTGAAGTCCTCTTCTTTTCCGTGCTTCATTAGGGGTTTCAATAATCTTGAAACATCTTCTAAATGGAATTTTGCAGAGAGAATGTGCTCATAGTAGAGATTGATATTGAGCGCGTCTACGATGTTGATTCTCTCTTCATTTTCGTCTACTGCTTTACGCAGTCCAATCGCTAATTCCTGAGCTTCGATGGCGATGTCTCTCACCTGAGCTAGTGACTCTTGGAGAACTTTGTTGGTCCCAAAGAAAGCCATGTATCTTTCGTCTTGTGTCATTGTTTTTTTATTTAGGATTGGGTTATGCCAACCAGAGAAGTTATTGCTTTTATTTTTGCGAGTTCGATTTCAGCCTTCTGAACATAAGCTGTTATCCTCCAGGATGCAGATCTGAAACCTCCTTCCGTGAGGTCCATGTCCATATAGAGTCTTTTGAGAACTCTTTGCACCGCCTCTAGTCCGTATCGTGCAGAGAGGATGCATTCAAAGTGGAGATTGAGGTCGAAAGCGCCTACGATGTTTCTCTCTTCACTTTCGCCTACTGCTCTACGCAGGTCAGCCACTAAATCATAATATTCATTGGCGATTTCTTGCACCTTCGATAGAGCTTCTTCGGTAGCTTTTTCGAGTTCGACAAAAGCCTTGATTCTTTCTAGCTGTGTCAT